GGTAAGACTCGTATCAAGAGGGATTCCTTCTACAAAAGGAAAGACAGGTTATTCTTTGTTAAGTTGACAAAGATTGGTGGCGGCAATACAACTGAATATGCTGATATATTAAATTTTCTGATTTCAAACTTCATTAAACATCCTAATGGTTACATCGCAAACTTTTCCAATGAAACATATCAAGATTGGTTGCATAGAAAACAAAACTTCTATACAATCTTTACTGATGAAATGCGGCCATTGGTTAAGGACTTTGAACCATTGTTTCAAGTGAAGAATAATACACATCCAAAGTTGTTACAGGAGTACTTTGGAAAACGTGTATCGTTGGAAACTCTTGTGATACTAGATCAGATGTTAGATTATAGCAAGAAATGGTCAAAGGAAATGAGTGGAGATTTTTTATGGGATGACGTAAAAAAATTGATAAAAAATTACAAAGGGTTCTTGACAATTGATGTCAAAAGGTATAGAATACAACTATTGAAACTTTTAGAGGAGTCCAACTAATGGACGTTACGTTACACTTGGATGGTGATCCAGAAATTCGTGAAAGTGCTCATAGGGAGCATGAAATTACTACTCTCAAGGCTCGAGTGAAAGAGCTTGAGTTTGATTGTGCTGAGTTGCAAAAGCACAATGAGTCCCTTTCAGAAAGGGTTAAGAAACTTGCAACGGGCAAACCTCGCCCTCCTTTTGGAAAGAGGAATAATAAGGGGTTTAGGAATAATTATAAAAAGGTTAATTAACCTCTGCCGCTGTAGCTCAGTTGGTAGAGCAATGGTTTTGTAAACCATAGGTCAGGTGTTCAAGTCACCTCAGCGGCTCCATGCGGGTATCGTATAATGGTATTACCTCAGATTTCCAATCTGATGACGGGGGTTCGATTCCCTCTACCCGCTCCATTTTTAGGATTTAGTTAATGAATGTTAAATTAATAGACCATATGGGTAATGACTTATCAGTAGTCAATGCCGCAAGAGTTTCCTTTGCTAAGGAATCGGAATTGGAGTGGAATGGTGAAGGATATCCACCAGAGGAAGGAATGGTTTTAAAAGATAAAGATGTTAAGTTAATTAACTATCTTGCAAAACATAATCACTGGAGCCCCTTTGGACATGCTTCCATGCAATTCCATATTAAGGCTCCAGTGTTTGTCGCTCGACAACTGGTAAAACATCAAGTAGGATTAGTATGGAATGAGGTATCACGGCGATACGTTGATGATGAACCAGAGTTCTATACACCTACAGAGTGGCGTAAATCAGCAGAGAATAAGAAACAAGGTTCTTCTGATGAAACAGTAGAATATAGTGTATTGCCTGCTTATGCATTTGCAAAACAATGTTATGAAAATATGTTAAAAATGGATATTGCACCAGAGATGGCTCGTATGGTTCTACCACAGTCAATGTATACAGAATGGTATTGGAGTGGTACATTGTATGCGTTTGCTCGTGTGTGCAATTTGAGATGTAAATCAGACGCTCAAAAGGAGACAAGAGATGTTGGATGGGGTATCGACAAATACGCAAGGGAACTCTTTCCCGCCTCATGGAAATCTCTGCGAGATGAATAGAGCACTTGTTATTGGAAATGGACAGTCTCGTAAATGGTATTGTCCTAGTCACCAGACTATAATGAAGCCAGTGCAAACATGGGGATGCAATGCCATTTATCGTGATGGCGAAGTAGATCATCTTGTCGCAGTAGATTATAGTATGCAACAAGAGATTTATGATTCAGACTACGATGGTAAGTGTCACTTTGCACATTGGAGTCCTGTACCATCTGCTGTAGCAGACATGATGTTTATGGGTTATGACATACCAGATGCATTTATTCATCACAGTAAGACTAGAGGTGAAGAGTGTGTGATACAGGGTAAAGACCCTGTGACACTACAGGAAAAGATCGAGGTAGCCATTCAGATGAATCCTAATTTGGATATTCCAGACCTCGTACAGAAGATGGAAAAAGATGTTGGTGTTTGGATTACCTATGTTGATGATAATGATAATGTAAAAAATATTGAATTTCCCATTGGCTGGAGTACAGGTAATACGGCAATGCACCTTGCTTGCCAAGAAGGTGTAGATGAAGTGTTTATATTAGGTTATGACTTGTCCTCATATGATGAGGATTTGAACAACCTATATAAAGGTACGGACAATTATTTGCCCGCTACAGCCAAAGGGTTTAATTCCACGAATTGGATGAACCAGATGGCAACCATCTTTAACGAGTTTCGTGACAAACAATTTTATTGGGTTGATAGACAATTCGATGAAAAATTGTTCTTTGATAATGTAAGGGACTTGACTAAAGATGAATTATGTGATAAACTTCACATACTTTAACATACGATACATATTTTAACACAAGGAGATACATATGTCGTTACAATCGCTAAAGAAACAAAATTCGTTGGACGCTTTGCTCGGTGCCGCTGAGAAGGAGTCCGCTCCCCAAGAAAAGAAATCCTATGTGGATGAACGCCTCTGGAAACCAGTGATGGATAAGTCGGGTAATGGTTATGCTGTTATTCGTTTCCTTCCTGCTCCAAAGGATGAATCCCTTCCTTGGGCAAAAGTTTGGAACCATGCGTTTCAAGGGCCAACAGGACAGTGGTATATTGAGAACTCTCTTACCACTCTTGGTCAGAATGATCCTGTATCAGAGATGAACTCTGCATACTGGAACTCTGGTGTTGAGAGTGACAAGGAAATCGCTCGTCGCCAGAAACGTAAGTTGCAGTATTTTGCTAACATCTACGTTGTGGAAGATCCTGCTAATCCAGAGAATGAGGGAAAGGTTTTCCTCTATCGGTTTGGTAAGAAAATCTTCGACAAGTGCATGGAAGCTATGCAACCGGCGTTTAAGGATGAAACACCTGTTAATCCTTTTGACTTCTGGGAAGGTGCGAACTTCAAGTTGAAGATTCGTAAGGTTGATGGTTACTGGAACTATGATAAGTCAGAGTTTGGTGCTGCAGAAGCGTTGTTTGACAACGATGATAAACTTGAAGATGTATGGGGTAAACAGTATTCTCTAGAAGAGTTTACTTCACCTTCTAATTTCAAGTCTTATGATGAGTTGAAGACTCGTCTGGATAATGTTCTCGCTGGTAAAACCACAGTGGGTAATGTTACAACATCATTTGTTGAAGATGATCCAGTAACAGTGACGGTAGATACCAAAGAGGAGCCTGCTCCTACGGTAACTGTCTCTGATGATGATGATGAAGATTCCATGTCTTACTTTGAGAAACTGGCATCTGATGACTAATGAATGAAGATTATCATAAGAAATTAGATGACTTCGTAGATCAATTGAGGGATGGGCCAGAATTTGGCCCATCCCTTGCTGATCATTATTATAATAAATTTATAGAATATTGGCTTAAAAATCCAAAAAAATTAATAGGTGGATTTGAAGTTGGTGTTCGAATTAAACCTCACCCAATGGCCTATTTTGTATTAGGTTTATGTTATCTTCAACTTCATAAATATGAAGAAGCTATTGTTAATTTTAAAAGGGTATTAGATTACGCTCCTAATTATTATCCAGCAATAGAAGAATTAGCCCAATTGCAACATGAGCATCATTTATTAGGAAGGGAATTAGAATTTCTTCCAGAAATAGTGCAAGAATTTTTTAAAGAAATATATTCTAAAACTAAGCCAGGTAGACTTAGATATGAAAGAATAACACCCGGCGGACATGTTATTCTTTTGAAGTATAAGTATCAAGGTATGTATGGGTTTGAAACAGATTATGGTGATATCTGTGCTGAAAATGTTACAGCTACAGAAACATCAAAAGGTTTTATGAAACATCGTAAATTCTATGATATATTTGATAAATATTCTTTATCTTGCGTAGACCAAGTTTCTATGGGTAGTGTTCCTATTAGAGATGATGTTGCTGAAGGTAGAAAGAAAAAATTTATAGAATTAACTAATAAGGGCAACGCCGGCAAACCCAATGAAGTTATTCAGAGGTGGACAAAAATTTATATAAATCGTCTTGGTTATAAATTTCATTCTGGATATCATGAAAGTGACAATTACGAAGATTTTGTAAACGGTAAAAATTTTGCTCAAAGATTTTCTTGGTTGCATGCTATATTTTTACCAACAATGGATATGCATAAGGATAATCAAATTTCAGTCTTATTAAGGACGCCAAAATGAGTTTAGTATATAAAACGTATGAACCAGAAGATAACATATTTGATAATTTGGTAATAGATATAACCCATCGTTGTAATATGAATTGTGCGAATTGTTACATTCCTAATAGAGATATTCCAGATTTAGATCTTACTGGTTTTTATGATCTTTTAAAAAGACTGCCATTTAAAACATTTATCAGACTGATAGGCGCAGAGCCAACAATGCGTAAAGATTTATGTGAAATCATTACCAATGTTAAGAAACACAGACATCATCCACTTCTAGCAACAAATGGACTTAAATTATCAGTTCCCAAATATGTAAAATCTTTGAAAAATGCTGGATTAAGAATGGTTCTAATATCTATGAATGGGGCTGCAGATCCAGAAGTTTATAGAGTATTGGATAGTGGTACTGAATACGCAAAAATGAAGGTTAAAGCGTTAGAAAATGTGATGAAAGAGAATATGATTGTTAATACAGGTACAATTATTGCGAAGGGTGTTAATGAATTTACAATACAAGATCAGGTTGAACTGGTTAGAAAAACAATGAAAGACACTTCGTTTCGACAAAGACTTAAACCTGTATTAAGAATGAAAAGCGTAGGTAAAATTGGAAGGTATATGGAAGACAGTTCATATACCCTA